TACAGGAATTGGTTTATGTAAGAATTCGTTAATGTACTTGATAAATTCCTTGTCCTTGATGTTTTTCATAATGCCTTGTGGAACAGTTGTATAAAAGTAATGATTCAATGGTACGACACGATGATTTGTTGGTGCTAAATACACCTTTTTTTGATGTTCCTCGTTTGTTTTGACATCTTCAATCCATTTCGCAAATATTTCGGATTTATCAATCGTGGCTGACAACATGATCATTTGAACGTGATTTGGTAAGAACATAATCGTCTCTTCCCATACTTTACCTCGGTCTAAATCATTAATATAATGAATCTCGTCAAATACTACCGCTGCTAATTCATTTTGAAAATCCATTTCAAATTGGAGTGGGACCGAGTTGGTATCTACTTGATTGTCTATTGTTTTTTGTAATAATGTATTTCTTAAAATTTCTGTAGTCATGATTAGAACATCCGCTTCCGGATTGAATTTAATATCACCAGTTAGAATACCAAACGAAATATGAGGAAACTTTTTAGTGAATTCGTGGAATTTTTGATTCGATAATGCTTTGATAGGCGATGTATAAATCACCTTTTTACCCTTTGCCACGAAATGTTCAATCGCAAATTCAGCAGGAAGAGTTTTCCCACTACCTGTATGAGCAGTTACCAAAATATGATCTCCTTCTACAATCGATTGAATTGCATACTTTTGAAAATCGCTTAGGGGAAATGGAAATGTTTCGAAATGTTCTTTGAATTTCTCGTCATGGGGAAATGAGTCTTTGCAGATAATTACCATTTTATCGGTATATAATTATAGATACTATACTTATCATACGTTTAGATGTATTCAATTTTTATTTAAAAAACAACACATATTTTATGTCATATGTTGTTCTACATGACATGTAAGAAAGAATATATTACAAATACTAAATAATGATATATTCTAATCGGTTTAAAGGTAAATGTTAATATAATATTATAATGAGTACTACAGAGACGAGTGAGACTATTTACCAAGGCCGCGTTAAGTGGTTCAATAATAAGGCAGGATATGGATTTGTTACTATTATTGATGGCGTAGATGCCGGAGATAAGATTGGAACTGATATTTTTGCACACCATAGCTCCATCAATGTTGTCGATGAACAATACAAGTATCTTGTACAGGGTGAGTACATTGAGTTTTCACTTTCAGCAGTAGATACAACGGCTGATTACAAGTATCAAGCATCTTCCATTCGCGGAATTAAGGGAGGAAAGCTCCTATGTGAGACTCGTAACGAGATTCGCTCTACTATGCCCCAAACTCGTACCAATACTAGACAACCTAGCCGCGCAAGAGGAACTGGTCCCAGAGAGGTTCAGGAGGGTGGAGAATGGAGTATGGCTACAGATAAGCCTAAGCTATCTCGTACTGCCAGCACCACTATCGATAGTCAGATGTAATTAATTGTTCATACGTATGAATAAATCCTCTTCATAAAATATAATAATAAATTTGTTATATTTTATAATTCGCTCATTATTTGAATACTTAATTATTATGTAAAAGTATGTATTTAAAGATACTACATTAATGTAATATACAAATGAGTACTAGTTCGCAGAATAATAATATGACTGAAGAAACAACTGAGATCGATGACCAATTTTCAACGGTTTTGAGCACATTGTCTCAGTTTAAGAGTCAAATTACTACACTGTCTGTTCAATTGAAGGGACTAGAAAAGACGGTTAAGAAGGAAATCAAACAGAACAAGCGTCTTATTACAAAGAAGCAGACAAAGGGTAGTAGAAAACCTTCTGGATTTGCAGAAGCATCTCCTATTTCAAAGGATTTGTGTGAGTTTTTAGGTAAGGATTTAGGTGCTACAGTTGCTAGAACTGAAGTAACCAAATTCGTTTGTAATTATATTAAGCAAAACTCATTAGCGAATGTAGAGAATAAAAGAGTTATTCAACCAGATAATAAGCTCAAGAATCTATTAGGTACAGACGACGATACAGTGATTACCTATTTCAATATTCAACGATTTATGAACAAGCATTTTATCAAAAAGACAGGAGTAGTTGATATTGTCGTAAATGAGACAAAACAAGAAAAGTAATTTATTACAGTCATTATTATACATAGTAAAATAAACATATTTTTCATAAATTATGTTTATTGTGTCAAATACTTAAATATTTTGTTATATGTGTTTATATATCAATGTCACTTGTTGATTTTTATATAAATCCGCAAACAATTAGCATTTTCAGTAAAACAACATGTGGATTTTGTTTAAAGGCGAAAACATTATTAGAAAATGAATATCCCAAAACAGAAGTTCATCTTATCGAATTAGATTGTATGAAAGAAGGAACGTCTATTGGAATGGAACTAAGACGAAAAACTGGACAAACTACTGTACCAAATATTTTTGTATTTGGAAAACATATTGGTGGATATACTGAATTGAAACAGTTACATGATCATGGAATTTTGCGAAAACTTATATACGAGCAAAATACTGTTTATAGATGTGACTTTTGTGGAAAAGACTCTCCTACAAAAAAATTGTCTTGTAATTGTTTTTACAGATGTTTTGATGAATGGGGAGCACCAAATTAAATAACATGACTTGTTATGGTATAAAGCTATTTTATCATACTGATACAACCATGAACTATACGAATAAGAAGAATATGATTGTAAAAACCCATACTTATTGGATGAGTGTAAAGCAATATAAAAAGCATAGTAAGAATCTACCATCGGAAATTAAATTCGACGACAAGAGTAATACTAATATATTGACTAGAACGCATGTTTATTTTGTTTAAAATTGTTTAAAATTGATTATAATAATACTACACGATATCATGTATATTATTATATTATGAAGGAATTTGAAATTAACGGTACTGACGTTATACTAGGACAATGTGCTCAAGAAAATTGGGATATTATTGATTTTGACAGTGGTTTTATTTGGCTACATTTAAATTCATTTCCATCATGTCATGTCATCATTCAAGACGAGAGTCCGGACCACGAAACATTAGAAGCTGCTGCAGAATTATGTAAAGAAAATACAAAATATCGAAATTTGAAAAATCTGAAAATTTGTTATACAAAATGTAGTAATTTGAAAAAGGGTTCGGATATTGGAAGTGTGATATACAAAAGCAAACGTCAAGTAAAAACTATTTTAGTGTAATTAGTATTGTAGATTTTATTTGTATTCTATCGTATATTTTTTATTGTTGCTTGAATAATATTAAAAATTGAATATAAATATTATTCGCTTTTAATTAGTAACACAGGAATATAATGAGTACTACTCCATTAACTATTGTAGAGACGTTTGTCGGAGCAGGTGGAGCTTTATTAGGCTTCAAACAAGCTGGATTTAAATCATTGTTAGTCAATGATATAGACAATGATACAATTCAAACATTGTTATTGAATAAAGTTATAGATGAAAATGCTTATTTGAAATGCCCTATTGAAGAAATTACAAAGGATATGTTGGATGAAAAGCTTAAGGTTGTACCAGATGTCTTGTTTGGTGGTATTGTTTGTAAAGGATTTTCATTAGCCGGTGTTCGAAATCCATTCGACATAAGGAACTATTTATACAAACATCAACTACGATTAGTAGAGTTATTGCGACCTAAAGTAAGTGTTATAGAAAACGTGACGGCAATTAAAAATATGATGTTATATGAAGAAAATACAAACACTCTCGATACCTTTAAAACATATACTGAATTAAGCGATAAGAATAAGAATCTAAATGGTGAAAAATCTAGCAAGAGAAAGGTGGGGGCAGATTATTCTGGTTTAACTGCTGAAATTAATGCGAACAAAGTTTTAATGGCTCAGTTATTGGGACAAATCGATGTATATAAATACAGTGTTTTAGATGATATTAAAAATACGTATGCTAAGTTGGGATATACATTTTACGAAAAGATTTTACAAACAGACAAATTCGGTGGCTACACTAATAGAAAAAGAATTATCATGGTTGCTGTTAGAAATGATTTAAACAAGGAATATCATTTTCCAAAAGAACTTGATACGAATTATTGTATTAATGATGCTTTTCAATCAATTGATTATGCTGATAAAAATAACATAAAGAATGACCCAGACAATGTACCTATGAAGCATAATGATAAAACAGTTAGACGGTTCAAATATATTCCAGAGGGGAAAAATATTGCTGAGGTTATCGACCTTTTACCAGACGAGTTAAAAATTAGTTCGTTTTATTCACGAGGAAATACACAAAGATTGGATAGAAATAAACCGGCACCAACCTTGGTACCAGGACATAGTAATTTTCCTGTTCATCCATGGGAACATCGTTCAATCACAGTACGCGAAGCAGCCGTTATTACTGGATTTCCGACGGATTATAAATTTTATGGATCCCATACATCTAGATGTGTTCAAGTTGGGAATGCTGTTCCAGTTCATTTATCATATCATATTGCCGAATCAATCCGACAAATGCTAGAATAATATACCACAAAAAAAAACAACAAATTGTCTTCTTGTTTGTAAATTTTGTTTATATTTTTGTTTGTAAATTTTGTTTTTTATACCTGTTTTGTGTCTCTTTTTAGTTGTAATTGTTAATGAATTCGATTATTTTTTCTTTGCAGGTTGTTAAAATTCCAAGTCGCTTACATATGTTCATGAAATTAGATAACAATGAATTACAAAACCATTCAACTGGTGGATGTTTGTTCTTTTTTTCATTCAATAATTTATTTAATATAACACAATTCTCGGTGACGCTTTCACCCCCACCCTCTTTGGGAATGAAATGATCCGCTGCTAATTTTCCTTCACTGGCAGGCAGACCAGTTATTTCACACGTATAATTGGATTCGATCAGCTTGGCTTGAATGATTTGCTTACTGAAACCGTCGTTTTTATTTTTATGATTGTTTAAGATTTCGTCCGTAAAACTTTTCTTCAAACTGGGACAATATTTAAAATGTAGGTTTCCGTTTTTGAATACTTCTATCCAACATAATGGCAATAAGTCTTTCCTTAATTTTTCCACCTGTCTGGAATTATCTTTGAAATTTGGTTTCAAGCCATTTGTATCTTCATTTCTACGACCGTCACAATACTGAAGGACCTTTCCTTGTTCTACAAACTTATCTAAGTTTTCAGACATCATTAGGTAATCAAATACATAGTTTAGTTGTCCGTTTTTTATACGTAATTGTTTTTTGGCATTTCCCAATTCAATATATGCCTTCATTTTATTACGTAGTTTATAATAGTCTCTCATATAAGTTATGTTAATATACGCGTTAATTCTTATACTCTATTTACACTTCTATTATTATTCAATTTTTATTATTTATAAAAATTGAAATGCTTATTCGCGATATTATTCAATAGTAATCAAATGACAATATATACGGTAAAGTAAAGGTAACCTATCATAATGAATGATATCGATTCTTATTTAACACAACTTAGGGAGGAACAGGAAGTAGATGAGTTTGTAAATAAAGGATTATACCCTGAGAGATTGAACTTTAAATATTCTCCACCTCTATACTTACCAAAAATGGAAGAAAATGAAATGAATAATAAATTACATACGATTACTCCATTTGATTCATCTTTGTATGAGAATATGGAACAAATAACTGAAACATTGAATAGGGTAGAAAGAGAATTGAAAACAACCATGGAGAGAGAAAATACAGAATTAAATAACACAAATAAAGAAGAAGAATGTCCAATATGTATGGACTCTATGGGAGAGAGAAATTATATTGTTCCATCATGTGGTCATAAAGTATGTATGAAATGCTTTGTGACAAATATTACTAGTAATTGTGAGACTGGTTGTTTATGTAGTTTGTGTAGGGCGAAAATAGTATAAATAAATATATTTGTATAACTATAGTATAAATCTTAAATGAACCGGTTTTTTTGTTGCTTCAAGAAAAAAAAAAAGAAGGCAACGATTAATTCATACGTTGAGTATTATTCCAATCATGATACCATGTCAGAAACAAGTATCACCAACTCTTTAATTGACGCAATTAAATATGATGATGAAAACATATATATGGACAATCCTATTCGTCACGACAAACACCATACCGTCGTAGGGCGAGGTCGGAGCCCCACGCCAATAAAAAATTGAAGTAGAATCGGCTAGAGAGTAGTAGAGTATTGAAATATTGAAGATGGAACTGTTACTATTAAAGTTATGTAGAGGAGGGTATGTATGTGAGAGCAAGATGGATGAGATGCGTAGGGTATTGAGTAGTGAAATAATCTTGCCATGGTGTGGCAGAGAGGAAGGGAAGTGTAATAATATTAAAAAAAATGGTGGGTTATATACGCAATGCGAGAAGTTGAAGGAAGGAGAGTATTGTAAGGTGTGTGATCGAATTATAGAGAAAAATGGTGGTGTAGCGAAATATGGAACAGTCTCAGATAGGGAGAAGTGCGACATAATGGACTATATGGATCCGTCATCAGGAAAGAAACCATCAAGCTATAGTGATTATATGAAAAAGAATAAACTAACTATGGAAGAAGTGGAGCAATATGGAAAGATGTGTGGAGTAGTAGTACCACCATGTCACTTTGAAGAGAACAAAATCAGTAGAGGTCGTCCGAAAAAGGAAGTATCGACGGTGTTGGAGAATGTGGAGAAAAAGAAGCGTGGTCGCCCAAAAAAGGAAAAGCAAGTGGTAGCAAATGGAGCAGGCGAAGAATTAATCGCAAGCTTGATGAGTCTTCCGAGTCTGCCGACGGCTGAACTACGTTGCCCTGATGTGGTATTGTCAGAGAGCAATATAGAGAGAAAAGATGAAATAACCAATAAGGAAGTTAGTTCCATACCATCGTCAGAGAGCGAAGCTCCCCAGCCACCGACAGACAATGACGAAAAGAGCGAAGCTCCTCAGCCGCCGGCAGACAAGCCACCGACAGACAATGACGAAAAGAGCGAAGCTCCCCAGCCGTCGGCAGACACAGCAGACGAGGACGAGGACGAAGAAACAGTCGTAGTAAAGTTTGATATCAATGGAATCACGTATTTGAAATCCCAAGACAATGTAATCTACGATATGAATACTCATGATGCCTTGGGTGTATGGAATGAAGAAACATCGGAAATAGATGTTCTTCCGGAGGAAGATGATGAAGAGGAGTAAATAGATAGAGAGATTAGTTTAATAATTGTAAAACGTAAATAAATAAAGTTTTTTTATATTGTTAATGAATAAAACAGTTTTAATATAAAACAAGATGTTATATATTTTATGGAAGACTCGTATATTTATATTAATAACAATTCACTATCAAAGGAGTTATGTGATGATATTATAGAAATATATGAAAACAATGATAAAAAATATAAATCAAAGACAATAGATGGATTAAATATAGATACACTTAAAGCAACATCTTGTGATTGTTCTGATATAAGTGATAAAAAATGGCCGGATATAGAGAGATGTTTATTTAATGAATTAATGTATAATTTGCATGAGTATATGAAACAAATAAATACAACAAAATATACACATACAACCCTTTATCGTTATTGTAAATTTAGAATTCAAAAATATGAAAAGAATGAAATGGGAAAATATGATTATCATATAGATGAATTAATAGAAAATCAAACAGCAAGAAAGATGACATTTATATGGTATTTAAATGATGTATATTATGGTGGTGATACAACATTTTATAACAAAAAAATACAACCAACGGTTGGAAAAATATTAATATTTCCATCAACCTGGACTTATCCACATAGTTCAATGCCTGTTATATCTAATAGCAAATATATTATAGTAGGATGGTTATTACAAGATTTATAAATCGTTTGTTTTACTTCTGATTTATATTTATGTATTATATAGATGAAAATACATAAATTATCAAATAATATAATTGTACATGAATATGATAATAATATTTATATTATAAAAAACCTTATTACAACAACATTTTGTAGTAAAATTGTTAATATAATGAAACAATTAAATATGGAGAATACCACAGAATACGGTGATAATAGTAATGTGCTTACTCATTATGTAAGTATATTTAATATTTGTGAATTATGTGATCAACAAATAACATCTTGTGAAGATAAGGAAACACTCGATATTCTATTGCGACTTTTTTTGTCAGTATACATTCGATTGATTGCATATATTATAAGTACTATCAATAAACATATATTTAATACGAATATTCCAAAATTTAATCAAATAGTATTTAGAAAAATTCATGGGGCTACTAGACTACATACAGATGGAATTTATGGGTCAGACGATGCTAGAGAGGCTAGATGTGACCGTATTTTATCATGTATTATAGCATTTAATGATAATTATACCGAAGGAGAATTTTGTTTTCCAAATAACGAATTGAACCTAAAATTAAATACTGGCGATATTCTTCTGTTTCCCCCTCATTGGACGCATCCACATTATACAACAAAACCGATTGGTGATTATAGATACACATCTACATTTTGGTTTTTATCAAATGATACAGATACAATATCTCTTTTATAATAAATTATAGCTATTCATTTATTATTTTGTTAAAAATGTGTTACTAATACTATTTTTTTCATCGTTATTAAAACATATATTTATAGATTTATCACAATTTATAACGTGTTTGTATGACAATATATCCATTAATGGCTCAAATACATCAATACCATTCATATTATCATAATTATCTAGATTTATAATCGATAATATTTCATCATGTATCTTGTTATCTTCATTATGTATATTCTCTCTACTAGATGTATTTTTGATATTTGATATATCATCAACATTGGATGTTTCATTATTAGTAACAATTGGTAGATTATCTGTGGTTATACATAATTTCCACGCAACTGATTGACGTAATAATCCGGTACATCTATTAAATGCTTCTCCTTTATGTAAAATATTTGCATTAAATAAAATACCACGGTTTTGTATTGGTTCGATACATTTAATCTCATTATTTAATTTATAATAAAAATATCCACCATATCTATCAGCATCATTTGGTGTATAGTCGTGAATAAAATATAAGAAGGTTCTGGCATTATCTTCGGAAGAATCTACATGAAATGATGACTGACAACCATACATTTGTCCATTCATATATATACGTTCCACATCAAAACTCATATTAACAATAGGTTCTATTTTATTCTTAAGTATATGATGCGCATATTCACATTTATTCAAATCCATATGTAACCATGGATATTTATCAGCATCACCAGCACCATGTCCCCAAGTATATTCTCGTTTATTTATTTCAGCCAATAATTTTTTAAATTCGTCTTTATTCAAAAAATTGTCGTATATTTCCACACTCATTTACACCTTTTATATTTTAAATATAACAACTTTAAGTAGTTTCATTAACTTATCCATTATTTACACATTTGTAGATTTAAAAATTATGAACAACCCATCCAGTTATGATATATTTATTATCACTAATTGGTTTACATCCACAATGCGGATATGTCCATGTTGCTGGAAAAAGTAATAGTTTTCCAACAGAAGGTTTGATTATACTATTATTTACTTCAGTTTCACCACCTATATCTACTGTATTTAAGTACCATAAATATACAATAATTCGATTTTCTTTTGTATCAATGTCAATACTTTCATCTACATGATATTCAAATTTGCCAATATTTTTGTTATATTTTTGCATTTGAAAACATATACCTCTTATATAATCATAGTTTTCTAGGTGTTTATATTTATCAAAATCGATTAATTCTGCATATTTTTTTATGTTATAATTTAATTCTTTATATAACAAGTCAAATATATCTACAAAATTCGGATCAAAACGTGTTATTGAATAATCTGTAGTATCTTTTATATCAGGATTAACTCCACCATTCAATTTACCACCACATACACCTTTTCGTTTATATGTATCGTCATTTTCAAAAATAGTAATAATATCTTCACATATTTCTGGTGAAAGTGAATTATTATTTACATAAATATATTTATCTTTTTCTATTATATCATTCATTAATACATATAAATTAAATATCTTTATTTAGTTTATTCGAATAACAATGCATGTTTGTTTTTCCATAAAAACATATTATCATATATATATATATATGGATAAATTCACATACAAAGATATGCCATTAGATGACATATTAACCATTGACGAGGATAATGCATCAATAACCGATAACACTGATATTACATTAGCATCCAGTCAGTTGTCTGGTTTTACTGAACCATCAGTCCCAATATACAAAACGAATAATCACAATTATATTAATACAGGTAATATTGGTTATTCTCAACAAGGTACTGCGGTTGATGCACTTGCCAAATATTTTACTACTACTACTACTACTGATTTTGAGACAACAGGATATAATAGAATTTCAGGAGTAATTGTTGGTGGTGGTGGTGGTGGTGGTGGTGGCGGTGGAGGAGTCGAAAGAGCAAGAGGAGGTCCTGGTGGTGCTGGTGGTGCTGGTGGTGCAACCACATTTGGTATGAATTTACAAGCAACTTCTATTAATATAAACATAGGTACTGGCGGTGGTCCTGGTTGGGGCGGTGGAGGTAGCAATAACAGAAATGCAGAATGGGGGCAGGCAGGTCAGGAAGGTCAAGTTACAACTATTCAAGGTTCTGGAGTTGCTCTTACCGCGCAGAAAGGTTACCCTGGGGGTGGGGGCAAGGGGGCCAATCAAGGACAAAACCATGGAGGGAATTCTACCGGTTATAATGGTACAAAGGGGGAGATGACGACCCCAGATAATGTTCTTCCAATAACAGTTAATGTAGGGAAAGGTGGTGGTGGTGGGCATAATGGTGGTAACCAAGGGGGAACAGGGGGTCGTGGTGCTGGTGGTGCTGGTGGATATGCCTTGATTTTTTTACAGAAAAATTAAAATGATTCATACAGCGATAATCATATCAATAATTTCTCCACGTATAACATCGGTATTGGTAGAAGAATCTACTATTAAATGAGTAATCATATCGCCTGTGTGTAAATGAAGAGATATATTGTCATTGAATAGTAGATTGCCTCCGTCTGCGTTATTAAAAATGCGAATTTGAATAAGAAACGTGGATGTATCAGGAGATGGACAATATATAGGATTTTCTTTAAAAACTTTATATTTGACAAATTTAATATATTTAATATCAGTTGGTAATTGTTTGCCATAAAAGTTGTTTAATGTATTAAATATATATTCAAGATTATTGAAAACAAATGATTGTATTTTTGGTATTTGTGTGATTTCAAGAACATTATTATAATCTGTAATTGTATTATTGACATCCTCAAACTCTTTCTTAATCCAATTACATAGATAAGGTGTAAATAACTCTTTATGTATGAACCGTTGTATAAATCGTTTATCTGTAGAATAATCATATTCATCTTTACTTTCAGTTTCATCTTTACTTTCAGTTTCATCTTTATTCGTTATATCCATATTATTATTCACCGTACTATCAGTATCATCAGGTTGTAATATAATATGATATGTATTTGAAAATTTTAATTCACAAATTTTATCAGTAGCATATGAAGGGATAGTATTTTTATATAATAGCTTATTAAAAAAATCATAATTAAAAAAATCAGTTTTAATATATTGTTTCTCTTGTAAATATTTAATATGTGTCTCATTTATGTAATTTATATTATGTAATTCTTTGGAATTATTTGATAAATATATAGGTATTCCTGTTCGTTTATATGGATATACAGATATAAGCAAGGCAAGATGATCACAATCATCTATTGAACTTTCGTAAAATCCATGATATTTACTGCTATCGAAAATTAAACTATTATGTTTATGTATATAAAATAATTGTAATACCTCTTGATGATTAAAATGTTTAAATTTATATTGATTAAAATTAACATCAGTAAGTATGAAATTCATATTTTTTTTACTCATATTAGTTAATACTGACATAATAGGATATTTCAAATCGCTATGACCTAATGTATTGTCACACGAAATACTATATTTATTGGCGTTTAAATTTGTCAAATTTTTAAATTCGACCGAATAATTTTGAATAGAATGTAATTTTAAATGGGTTAAATTATATGAAACCGTATCATAAATATATTTTTCAAGTATATCAGGATTATGTAAATCTGTATTTAATAAATAAGATTCATCAGAAAGGTTAGCTAAAAAAATAGAAAGTTCGTCTAAGTTGTAATTTGCGTTGAATTGATATAATTCAGGTATCATTGTTTAATATTATAAACAATATTTAAATCATTGTAATATAATGTCTCTGATGAATAGAAAAGAAGCCACCGGCAGGCAATAAAAGAAGCCGCCGGCAGGCAATAGAAAAGAAGCCTGCCGGCAGGCGGAAAGAAGGTGTGTTTTGTAAGGGCTGTAAAATGGAGATCTAAAAGAGTGCTGTCTGTCTGCCGCC